AACCGTCGCGAAACCACCGTGATTGTGGCGTTTACCCAAGTATGATCACAATAGCCAGTTGCCGAAGTTCCCTCAATTTCCTCTGACGGAATCGCTCCAAAACCTTTGACTACGTGCATGGTCGCATTGTAATGGTTTGCTGTCACGTTGCAGCCTGTATCCAGATACCCGTCTCCACTCAGATTGTAGGTATAATCTGTAGATACCTTAATTCTTCCATTGACCGCGACCATATACGGATCACGCTGCCAAAGCATATAACTGCCCAGAACAGCGCTATGAAAAATCTTATTGAAAGACTTATTATCATCTGATCCATAAAACCGGCCGCCTCCAACTACCTTGTTGATCTGAGTTCCATAATGCTGGGCTTTATCCTCTACATAGCTGGAGCACATTCCGCTTCCAAAAGAACTTTGTGAATCTGTGCTTCGCGTAAGCATTACACAAATATCTGCTAACGTATTTGTAAGCGGGCCGCCGAAGAATAACCCGCTTGCACTCGTTTTCAAAATCGCTGTGTTCTGCTCTGTAGTGCCTATTGCGGTTCCTGATGAATTATCAGAAGAGCTTCCTGAAGCAGTCAGGCAGCTCCACTGACCTGCAATGCTTCTCATCCTTCCGTTTCCATCAATAGAGCCATAGAACATGGGAATGAGCATGTAGTCCCTAACTTTTCCTTTGACATTAAAACCAACCGGCTGGAAATCCGGATCAACCTGCCGCTCGCAGAAGTATACATAACGATCTGAACCGACCTTATATTCCTTTTTGTAGATCTTCTTAATGACCGCCATTGCATTTCCTGCAAAATTTGCATTTGATACATCTGAAGCTGTTCCGTCTGCTTTCTTCGTATAATCATCCGGATTCAGATAATATTTGATTTCTCCATCCCACCCACACATAACCGGCACATTCGCTTTTAACCAGCTCCAATCCGCCCAGGAGCCATAATCCATGGCATGAGTAGCCATATTCATGGACATAGGCTTAAAGTCCTTGTTAGCGCCCAAGTATTCTACACGGGTAGCTGGATTCAGATCTGATGCTTCGTGAATAACCATTCCATAGATCGGTGCGTCAGTCGGGATCAGGTTCCGGATCAGCTTCTCTGTCTGCTCCTTCACTTCCAAAAGGGTTTCCTGCTCCGCAATAAAAACCTTATTTTCCGTCATTTTTTCCCTCATTTCCAGCATAATATAACACGATGCGTCATATTTTTGCTTATTTTGTTATTTTATAACGTATCCCGTTATCATATAACGGAATCCGTTATTCTCCAGTGCCATCAGCTTCTTCCGAAGGAAGCTGAACATAATAAAGATGACCATTTTCCATCCCCAGACGGATCTTCGCTCCGTTTTTGTCATCCTCATAAATTTTGGCATCCACCTGCAGTGCCTTGTCATTTTCAAGTAACTGCTGATAGCGTTCGTTAAACCGGTCTGCATGTGCAGGAGTTGATGTTGTAAGAGCCTCCATCTGGAGGTTCAATGTAGGATTGTTCTTGATTGGTAAGTTAGCCATTGTGTTCCTCCCTTAAAACGTGTCCTTAATCCAGAAGGTCATCGCAAGATCCGCATCCTTGCCTTTAGCTGAAAACCGCTTAATATTAACGATATCACCATTAGCATCATACAAGCCGATCTCGCTGATCTCTTTGCCCGCCAGCTCCTCTTCGGTCAGCGTACATTCATACTTGCATTCTGTATCGCTGACCATTGTATAGCCGTCATACTTCTTTCTGAGAAGTTCATTTCCGAGGGTGCTGTCTGTTTCCGAAAGAGGAATAATGTTCCCGCTTTCATCCACACCGCCATCACCGAAAACAAAACCCACGATTTTCGGGAGCTGGATCTCTCCGGCCCTGGCTCTAACCATATTTTTTCTTGCTGTCACTGTGATGATCTGATTCTGTGTCATGTCAATTCCTCCTCACGCCTCTCAGCGTCCAATATTCTCTTTCCGTTCAAATTTTGGCTGCCATCCAGAAACCATAAATCCTTATCCAGTCGAACACGATAGTCATTTTCCTCTTTGTTTTCTATCTTTCCAAAATCAAAGTGTTGTCCGTACTCATGTGGGTGTCTCAGAATTTCAAGAAGAACAGAACCATCTAATTTCCACGCACCGTTTAGTGTTGGAACTTGCCAGAACTGGGATTCAAAGCCCATGGATACCATGCCGACAGTGTTCTCATCTTGGCAGATTGCTGTCATAAATCTGGCTGCCTCCGTGAAATCCTCATGAAGTTCTATTTCTCCAATTTCATAGGTTAAGCCGTATTCATCTGCCTTACGGACTGCATCAAGATTGTATGTACCGTCCAGCAACCAGGCTCCATTCAATGTCCGAACCGGCCAAAACTGCGCTTCATAACCCAGTGCCATTCCTGTCACGGTATATTTTTCCGGGCTAATATAGCCACTCTCTATCAGTAAAATCACACGATATCTTAAATGTGCTGGCAGCCATTTGTCCAAAAATACCCGGATGTCTTTCATATCAACACCCACAATTTTGCTTACATCCAGCGTTATCGTTGCCAGGAGCTTGTCCGCATCTGCCTCTACTGTTGTATCAGCTCCTGTTCGGGCATCCAGTTTTTCCTTCAACCAAGCCTCATTGACCAGCTCCTCATGGAGTAGCGCCGCCGCCCCATACATTTCATCAATAATTCTTTCTATCTCAGCCAGGATTATATCTTCCACATTCAGAAGGTCTTCCATTTGCCTCATCTTTCGCACTCTGGCCGGAAGCATCTGTTCACTATTCAGTGACACTGATAATCACTCCCTTCAGAGAAAAGAATTTGTTATAATCTGCCGTGATAGAATCCTTTTTTCCATTTATTGTTAAGTCCACCACCTCGGAGACACCACTCACCGCGCTGATGATATTGCTGACTTTAAAGAAGTTCAGGGAGATCACTCCGCTCTGGAAAGCAATTTCCAGAAAATGTGCCTGAACATCTGTCTGAATCTGGCTTTTAACCGTTTCCTCCGTGTATCCGGCTGTTTTGTGAATCTCGCATACAATGGTTACATCAATACTCTCCGCTGCAGATACCACCGGGTTAGCCCCCACAGGCCGCTTCGTATTGATATACTCCTGCACAATCCGGATTTCTTCTTCCGTAGGTGCCTGGGCCGTTGTGGAAACAATGGCGATATATACGTTTCCTGTTCCGTCTCTTGGACTGGAAACTTTTGCATTTCCCGCCACCCTTTTGCCCTGGGCATTGGTTGCTTCCTTGGCCCATTTCACATAATGTTTTTCATTTCCACTGGTTCCCATGTCACTTCCTTGAGCAGCCAGTTCATCCTGCAGGGGAGCAATGAGCATCGCATTAAATCGGGCCAGTTCTTCAGATACCGCCTGCAGGTTATCCATTGTAAAGCTTCCCTCTATCCTGGAATCTTCATTTTTGAGGCTTCCTTTCATCCTGGCCAGAATTCCATCTGCCGTAAAATCCATTTATACATTCACCCCTTCCATTCGGATCGGTACCGTTTCTTTCCCATAAATGCTGGTACAGTCAAATGTTACTTTCATCCCCCAGCTACTGGTCTCAAAATTAAAATTTTCCAGTTTCTTGATATATGGATTTACCATTAACGCTTCGGTAATATAACGCTTCATTTCTGACTTTACTATTTCTCCGTTCATGGAGTGTCCAATGAGCTGATCCTCATATTCTTCTCCGAAGGCCGGAGAATAAGCTACGTGTCGGAACCGGGCTGTTGTAAGTGCCTTAAATATCCAGATCCGGAGTGCAGCATTTCCTTCCACCAGATAAGTGCAGCCATTTTCATCCAGAAGCAGTTCATTTCTCGCATAATCATACGCATATTCTTTCAGTAATGGTAAATCAGTTACTTTTTTCGTATCTGTAACCCCAGACGCATCAATAAATGGAAAAATGCTCATCCTGCCACCGCCCTTCCAGCTATATAAAAGCCGCTTCCTGTCATGACAACCACCACCGTATCACCTTTCTTGATTACATATTTTTCATGGAATTCTTTCAAAAATTCATATGCTGCAGCCGGTTCAAACGGTGTTTCAAAGGGCTTTAAAATCTCATCACCGCCA